ATGATCTCGTCCTTGTTAGCTGCACCGTCGAAGACATCAGCTTCGCCGCCGTCAGCTTTTTGGAACGTGCTAGAACCAGCAGCGGCATCAAAGATGTCGTTGAACTTCTGAGCGGCACCAAGCTCGTTAATCTCCATGATGGAGATACCGTAGAACTCGGGGATACCAGCACTGTTGTAAACCTGATTTCTGAGTTCGTCAGTAGCAGGGATATCAGTGTTGGAACCTCTCGTATTGATTGGATTGTAAGCCATCGCACGAAGCTCCTGAGTCACCTCGGGAGAAACGATAAGATCGGTTACGCCTCTTCCAGCACGATTTGCGGGAGTTCCCTTGGCCCAAGAAGTGTTAATCCTCTTGGCTCTGGTAAGCAGGGTGTTCAAGTCGTGAAGAAGAACCTGCCCATCAGTCTTGCATCGAAGAACGTGACTCAGCGAATTAGTGCTGGCGTCAGCAAGCGAACCCATAATAAGGTTAGCTGAGATTCTTTCCTGCTTGAGAAGGACTTCTTGAGCAAGGCGCGTGAAAGTTTTGCTCACAACGTCCATGCGGCTCTTGGCGGCATAACGGCGATCAAAACTAAGCGCAGAGTCAAGGCTATAAGTAGCAATCTTCATCTCAGAAGCGGTGGGAAGCACCTGATTCTGTGGAAGACCACCCGCCGCAGCAGTGCTGTAAACTTTGACGTAATCCTCATCCGTGATGTCAAAATAGAGATCAAGAGGAATCGAAGGATTATCATCAGCGTTAAACTGAAGGGTCGTAAAGAGATTACTAAGAGTAGGAGCGTTGTTAATCACCTCGGCCAAAACTGGCCCGATGAATTCTGCAAGAGCAACCTGAGCTTCGTAAGCAACTGCACGGTTGCGAGAAGCCATAGCTTTAATAAGCTCTACCTGTTCTGGAGTTCTTTTAAGAGAAATTTTCATAGGTAAATAAGGTTAAAAATTAAAGACCAAGGGCTACAACGATATACTTTTCAGTTCCGCTTCCTGCAAACTGATCGTTTTCAGTTTGAGCCGTCCTGTCGCCAGTTCCGATAATGATTCCGACTTTAGCGGTGTCAGTATCAGGTCTGCAACCTGTGAGTTTCCCGCTTTCAGCACTAATCTTCACTCCGGTTCCCACAGTGTGAGTCGTAAAGTGCGTAGCGCAAGCATCAGCGGTAAGAGTAACGATACCCTTGGTTAAGATTGGAACAGCCTGACCGGGAAGAACGGCCTGAAGCTCTGCCCTCTTCTGAGGGTTGTAGAGAAGCTTCTCTCCGTTTTCGTCGTTTTTAGCTGTCTGAAGAAGCGTAAGACCCAAAGGTGGAGGTCCGTCCGCAACAGCAGGGGTGCATTTCAGCGTCACGCTAGGATACTGATTGCGACCAACAAATGGGTAATCCGTTTTTCCGAGATAACTGTTGGTGGTGTATTCGATGGGATCTTTGCCAAAGTTGCCAGAAGCAACGGTCACAAAAACACCAGCGTCTCCATCACCAGCATCTGATTCAGTGGTTGAGTCGTTTTCCTTGCCGGGGGCAAGAGCAAACAAGTTAACCACATCATTCTCGTCATATTGTCTGAATGGTAAAATTCTGAGTGCCATGATATTGTGTGTGTTAAGTTTTAAGAGATTTCAATGTTGCTACGGTCGAAAGCCGCAGAAAATTTTTCGCGCAGGGATTTCTCCTCGCGGGAAACTGTTTCGTTAGAGTTACAAATGGTAGCCTCGGAGGACTCCACATCGTCAAGAACTTCTTCCTCGGTCTTCTCTTCGCCAGAAGCCTTGGCAATTCTTTTCTCAACTTCCTCTGCAATACGAGCTTCGATCTGCTTGTCGAACTCAGCCTTAGCTTCTTTGCTCTTATGCTTCCAAACAACATTGAGTTTTTCTTGGAAAGAAGCGAAAGCCTCGTCGGTTTCGTCAAGCTCTTTAAGCTCATTTGCTAAAAATTGTTTATCATCGTCTTCAAGATCGAACTGCTGATCAACGACATCCATGCGCTCGTTGAACTTAGCCACGGCCTGTTCAGCTTTGTGGGCAGCTTCGAATTCTGCGATTTTCTTCTGAGACTCTTCGAATTTGGTCTTTAACTCTTCTACAGAAGATTTAAGTTCCTCACTCTCTTTTGCAAAAGCCTCTTTCTCTTCTTGAGCGCGATTAAGATCCTTACGATATTGCTCGTCTTTCTCTTTAATTGCGTCTGCGAAAGTGCTTGTCATAGAGGCAACCGCCTCTTTTGAAAACTTCTTTTCGACAAGAAGATCCTTAAGTTCTGAAATAATTGTTTCTTCCATAGGACTATTCTTTCTAGTCTTTACATTTATTAATTGATTTTGTGAAATTTTTTTCTCTTTACTATCTTTAGGTGTAGCCGTCTCATATTCCTCCGGTGGTGCGAAAATACCTTTAACGTCTGCCGCTGGATTTATAGTGAATCCGATCCCAAGTGGATAAATGTTGCCAACAATCAATCGGTATACACTCTCACCTTTGTCAGTTTTTCCGTTACCACCATAAGCTTTTAAATAACCTTTTAATTCTTCTTTTTCTTCCTCGTTTGTGACAATACGCGCCTCGCTCAACTTTTCACTCCCGACTGCTAAATTATAGTCTGTGAAGCCAACTTCCCAGCTTGCTGAGATCTTGTTATGATACGAGTCTTCTGGGTCTACAGACCTTTGCAAAGCTAACGCAAAAGCCTTATTAGCCGACTTGTAAACAACAGCGCCCAAAGCAATATTAAAAGGCTTTTTAAGTTTTTTGATTGAATCCTCCTCAATAATCTTACTAGTCCCGTATTCGCTAAATCCAGCTGTGGCTATGTGACCAACAATTTTTTCTTTATCATGTTCAATATTAGTTGGCTTATGAATAAAATTCTTAGTAAATTTAGCAGCAGTAGCAGAGTCTATCCCATCACCATTTCTATTGAAGGTGTTAACTACGGCAGCGTTAAATGCAACCCCCATTAAATCAATATTCTCTTCGAAATTAATTTCTTTCGGAACTAAAGATTGTAGATTGTCTAAAGATGCTAAAGAAATAAAAGATGCTTCTCCTATTTCGCAGGGGGAAATACTAGCGTCAAATTTTGTGGTGTATTTATACGACATGGTTACTGTGATACAATATAGCTGCGGAATAATTGTCCAATTGATGCTTCGCTGATATTTCTAAAATTTCAGGCAAGACATCTAAGGATTCTAGATTTTCTATATTGTTTACACAAGAAACAGCTGTTTGTTCCCAATTTTCTAGATCAGAAGAGCAAACAACAGACTCGCACAGTTTATCGAGTATTTCGTTTTGCTTTTTACCAAACCTCTTAATATTCATTGATTCTCTCATAGCGGATTTAGTGTTTTCCCTAAATTTCTCTAAAGAACCAACAGTTGACTGGATAGCTTTTCTTGAATAACTAGACTCAGAAAGAGGAATATCCGTTGTCCCTTCGGGCCTACCCGCCTCTTTGTTGGTCTTGTTAACATCTTGCCCATCGTCCTCAATCATAGGCACTCCACCTACAATCGGGTTGTAGTATCCTTTTTCTCTTTCTTCGATAAAGCTCTCTTGAGAAGGAGATATGTCTTCGGCATTTGGGAACTTTCCAGTATGGAACATTTCCATTCCTTGTTGCGGTGTTATAATCCCAAGCTCCATTAAACGGGTAGAAACGCGCATCAGCTGAGTTTCATCTCGCATATCTATATCTTTCATGATCGCTTTTGGATAAGACCTAAAGCCAAGGTTTTTAGATATTCTTTTGATTTCTCTTTGCAGGAAATCTGAAACAAAAGCATTCCTAGCCTCTTTTAAGCGATCAATAAATATTTTTGCTTTGACTTGAGTTGAGCTATATTTCTCTTCTCCGACAACAATGTTTTGAAGCCCCTGTTTAATGTCTTCATTCAAAACCCTGTATTTTTCGGAACCTAAAACTCTGTTTAGATCCGGTATAACGAAATCAGCCTTGGTTGTGTAATCTGAAACTAAAACACGACCAACGCTCTCGTTCTTAAACAATGTTTGCATAGCCAAGAGATTTTGAGCATTGATCCCGCCCTTATCTGGCTCTGTCCCCATAGTGATTAAAAGAATTACGTTTTCAACGGTTCTAGTAATCGCTTGATCCATCTTCTTTAATTCCAGCTTTGCATTGATGTCCTCCAGAACAGGAAAACCAAAAGGAATAGCAAATGGCTCATAATCTTGTTTCTTATAAAAAGAATAAGAAAGCTTTTTAGGATCTAATTCAATTTGAAGTCCGTTTGAGAAGTAAGAGCCGTCTTTTACGCCTTTCTTCATATCGGCTGGCAAACTCTCATAAATTTGTTGATCTTCTTCCGTGACCGGATTCTGTAATCTAGCCAATTCGTATTCAGATAAAACTTTTTCGTAAGCCCCGGTAGAAAATGTCGAAGCTCTTTTAGCTACTATATCAAAAGGATTTAAAAGAATATATCTAACCGGGACGGTATTTTCTATTGTAGCTCCACTCGGAATGGTTCTAGCGAGCCGACTAAAATCATCCACTTTAAATTTGCCATCTATCCTGTAAAGGAATATGTTTCCACTTCTGTAATATTCTCTAAAATATTGGTCTTTAAGATTATTAAGATTAATTCTGTTAAACCAACTCTCAAAAAAATCACGACTTCTCTGAGTTCCCCCTTCAAGAAATATCTCCGTATTGGCAAACTCTGCCATAATGTCTACGGCATTTCTAAAAACCGCCACATTAGCATAAGCTTTCTGGCACAACTCTATCGCTAAACGGATAGTAACCCCATCCAAAGAAAACTGGTATGGAAGCATCCCTTTCCGTATACTGGAATACTTGTCGATGGTTTCAGAAACAGCTGCCCTATTAACCCTGCTGATTTTACCCCTAGTTGGCGTTCTATTGTAACCCGCCTTAGAAACCTCCATTTGAGAGGCTGAAGACACATAAAAGGGATCTCCTAAAAGATCAGGCTCAAAATCAGAGCTTTTCGGGGTAACCGCTGGGCCTTCTTTATTGAACTTATCCCAATAGTCTGATTTTTTTGTATACTTTCTCTTAGCCATTTAAGTATTATACACCTAAATGTCGGAAAGTTAACTTTAACTTTTCAAAAAGTTAATTTATAAACATTGGGACAAATGTGGACTGACTGTTATCATCCTTGTTGTTAATCATGTCAAAATACACTTGCATCATCCAATTACCCAAAATTAAACAAGAGTAGGAGTCTTTTCTTGCTTTGTCAGCCCCTCTTTGTTTTCTCAAGTTCATCGGTAGGTCAAAACTCTGTGTCCCCTGAGATGATGTTGTAACCTGAACTAAAGCACACTGGACTTTGATTAAATCCATGATGTCTTTCTGATGTTCGACAAAATCAATCATTTTTGAATTAGCGGCTACATTTTCATAGTTCCTTATAAATTTTATTTCTTTTATAGGGATGCTAGCCTTTCTTTGATTATGATAATCATCATCCATTGCAGCCCCAGCAAAGAAAATTCTTTTGTGGTCGAATGAAGCTTGCAATAACTCGTTGGCATAACGAATCCACTGTGAACTTGGTTTCCTTAGAAAAACAAACTTTCTTGTGTCTTTATTATATTGATTACGAAGCTTACGCAAACCCTTATCATACTCTTTGTGGTTATCCACATCTGCATCTATAACGCCCAGTTTTAAGTTTTGCGATTTAAATATATCGCTCTCATTGCACGAATTAACAAACTGAACTCCACCGTTATAGTCACCTACCACTGCCACAATATTAAAATGTTTTAAGACATAGGCCGCGTATTTTATATGATCTTTCAAGCTTGTCCCTGATATCGCATATCCATGAACCACGGTTCCTTTTTTGGTTTCTTTGTTTATTTTTATTACAAGCATAGCGAAATCGTCAGAAGATTCGCTCTCGGACCAAGAAGGATCTATCGCTAATATGTATTCGTCTCTAGGGTTACCTATAACCTCTACAGACTGACCTTCTCCATCTGGAATTGTGCAAGCCGCCATTTTGCTGACTTTGAAGTATCCAGAACTATCATCTGTAAACACTGCGCCAAACTCTCTTTCAAACTGAGACTGACTCATTGTGGCTTTTGCCTGACTAACTAAATTTTGGTCATAAAGCTGCTCCGGGGCGCAATCATAACTAAAATGCATAATCACTCTATGCGCTCCATCTTGATCGTTCTTGCCAAGTATTAAAGATTCATATTGGTTGTATAATTTATAAAGATACTCAAACTTGTATGAGGCAGAAGATAATCCAATAATTTTATTATTAGGCCACTTGGTTCTTTCTTCTTCTTTTAGCTTACCTTGCTCGATCATCTGCGTCTCAAGATCATGGATCTCTTGTCTCTCTGTGGGGTTGTCAACAACAGACAGGAAAGGCATAATAACTTCATTCAAAACTTTTTCTGGCATAAGAAGAAGCTCATCAATAATCATTCTTTGAAAACGGAAACCCCTTAGCTTTTCACCATCACCTAAAGGCAGGGCGGTTATCTTGCTTCTGCCTATCTCCATAACCCACTCATCATTTTGTTTAGATACTCTGGTTATGCACTGAGCTAAAAAAGCAGCCTTCGGACTTTTAGATATCTCTTCCATTTTTTTGAAGATCATCTTAGACTGTCGGAAAGACTTGGAGATAATCCCAATGTGGACACCTTGGTTTAAAATAGCGTCTAATAGCGCGAAAACGCCCGTAGAGAAGCTTTTAGACATTCCACGGGACCAAATGCCCAAAAAGTAATCGGTCTCCATCATGGCCTTAA